CCTCAGAGATGCAGATTGTTAGGCGGAAAGGGTTTTCGAAGATCGAGAAGATTTTGAAAGATGAACCATATAATCCGCGTTGCATTCTCGGGGCCACAGATGAGTGGAACGTCCTGTTCGGGCCCTTCTACCTCTCGACCGTTGAGTCAATTAAAGCTGCGCATTGTGATCAGGTGCTGTATGCTATTGGCAAGACTTCGGCTGAGTTGGGAGCCTGGTTCGACAACGCTGAGTCCGGCGCGCGTGCGCTGTGCGGCGATGACCAAGTGATTCTGGTTCAGGATTCGTCTCTCGGTTGGGTTGCCTTGATTGGCGACGGGAAGGCGCACGACTCGCACATGCATGAGGGGTTCTTTGACCTCAAGTGGTGCGCTGTCGAACATGTCTGGGATGGTGACATCCCAAAACGCCTAGTCAGGCTGGTTAAGGCGGCGCAGAGCAAAACACGCGGCGTCGCCCCTTTCGGAATTAAGTTCTCATTCCCGTGGCGAGTACGGAGTGGGGACCCGGATACCAGCGGTGGCAACACTGTTTGCACTGACTTTGTCGCTTGGTGGGTAACAAGGAGGTTCCATTGCCTCCGCCGACTGGGTAAGACTTTGGCGCAAGTCACCAAGGCGCTTGAGCGTGAGAGTAGGAGTGTGCTTGGCTACTCCCTCGAAGTTCGCGTAACAACTGACATGACGGACGTTGATTTCCTTTCTGGGATGTTCGTCCCGGTCAATGGCACGACGTACTGGGCACCTATGCCTGGACGGATGATGGCCAAGATCGGTTGGGTTCTCACAGTCCTGAACGAGACCCAAGTGTACCAACAGTTGGCGGGCACGATTAATTCGTTTCGTGCGTACATGTTTCTCCCCTTCCTTCGTGTGTTTTTGGCGACCACGATGGCGTTGATTCCTGAGCAGTTCCGCCACTGCTTGGCGAAGGGATTTCAAGCAGTCACTCCTGGTGAAACACCACAGCACCCGAGTGCCGACACCTGGCATTTCTTCCAGTGTCGATATGGCCTCTCTATTTCTGATGAGGAAACGTTCCAAGTAACATTGCAACAGGCGCGATCACTGCCGTACATGGTCTCTTCCAAAGAGTTTGAGACTTTGGTGACGCGGGACCTGCAGTAAGCCAAC